AATAACAAGGGTAATACTTCAAAGATAATAAAGAATTAATATGAGACAATTTCCAAGTCAAGTAGTAAGCGACGTAGAAAAATTAAGTTATGATTATGGGCTTAAAATAGGACAAGCTATAGAGGCTGAGTGGTTTGATAAAGAAAATTACTCTAATAGATATATACATAATAGAAATAGTTTTCATAATTTAAGATTATATGCTAGAGGTGAACAGCCTATACAAAAATATAAAGATGAGTTATCTATCAATGGTGATTTAAGTTATTTAAACTTAGACTGGAAGCCAGTGCCTATTATACCTAAGTTTGTTGATATAGTTGTTAACGGTATAGCTGAAAGATTATATGATATAAGAGTTTTTACACAAGATCCATTTGGAGTAAGTCAAAGAACTATGTATATGGACAGCGTGATGGAAGACATGAGATCTAAAGAAGTTAAAGAGTATGTAAAAGAAACGTTTGGTTTAGATTTATTTAAAAACGACCCACTACTTTTACCAGATTCTCAAGAAGAACTAGACTTGCACATGCAGTTAAACTACAAACAAGCTATAGAAATAGCTGAAGAACAAGCTATAGAAACTTTGTTGAAAGGTAATAGATATGATTTAATAAAGAAAAGATTTTATTATGATTTAACTGTTTTAGGTATAGGTTGTGTTAAAACGTCTTTTAATACTTCAGAAGGTGTTACAATTAACTATGTTGATCCTGCTAATTTAGTGTACTCTCATACTGAGTCGCCTTATTTTGAAGATATATATTATTGTGGAGAAGTCAAAACAGTTCCTATAAACGAACTTGTTAAAGAATTTCCACATTTAGAAGAAAAAGATTTAGAAGATATAACTAATTACGGTAACGCTGGTTACGGATTATACGATAACAACAAGTATAGAGAAGACGATAACGATAGAAATAAAGTTAGAGTATTGTATTTTGACTACAAGACTTATATGAGTGAAGTTTATAAGTTAAAGCAAACAGCAAGTGGTGGTGAAAAAGCTATATCAAAAGACGATACTTTTAATCCGGAAGAAAACGAAAACTTTACTAAAGAAAGTAGAAAGCTAGAAGTTTTATATGAAGGTGCTTTAGTTTTAGGTACTAAAAAATTACTTAAATGGGAAATGTCTAAAAACATGATGAGGCCAAAAAGTGATTTTACTAAAGTTAAAATGAACTACAATATAGTAGCACCAAGAATATATGAAGGACGTATAGAGTCTTTGGTAAGTAGAATAACTGGGTTTGCAGATATGATACAGCTAACCCATTTAAAACTACAACAGGTAATGTCACGTATGACACCTGATGGTGTTTATTTAGATGCTGACGGTTTAGCTGAGATAGATTTAGGTAATGGTACTAACTATAACCCACAAGAAGCATTAAATATGTTTTTCCAAACTGGTAGTATTATAGGTAGATCTATGACTTCTGAAGGAGATATGAATCCTGGCAAAGTACCAATACAAGAGATAACAACTAATTCTGGTAGTAGTAAATTACAAGCGCTTGTAGGTAACTATAACTATTATCTACAAATGATTAGAGATACTACTGGATTAAACGAAGCTAGAGACGCTGCTAAACCAGACGAAAGAGCTTTAGTTGGTGTTCAAAAATTAGCGGCTGCTAATAGCAACACAGCAACTAGACATATATTGCAGGGCGGTTTATTTTTAACTGAACAAGTTTGTGAGTCATTATCACTTAGAATATCTGATATTATAGAATATTCTCCTACAAAGTCAGCATTTATACAACAAATAGGTTCACATAACGTTGCTACGCTAAGTGAAATATCAGATTTATATTTGTATGACTTTGGTATATTTTTAGAGCTTATGCCAGATGAAGATGAAAAAGCTATATTAGAAACAAATATCAATGCTGCGTTAGGTCAACAAACTATAGACTTAGAAGATGCTATTGATCTTAGAGATATTAAAAATGTAAAACTAGCTAATCAATTAATAAAGATTAGAAGAAAAAAGAAAATGAGAAGAGACCAGCAGATGCAACAAGAAAATATGCAGGCTCAAGCTCAAGCTAATATACAGCAACAACAAGCTTCTGCTAAATTTGAAGAACAAAAATCAATGGCAGCTTCTCAAACTGCTATGGCTATAGAGCAAAATAGATCTGATCTTGAAACTAAACGTATGTTAGCAGAAGCAGAAATTAAAAAACAACTAATGATGTTAGAGTTTGATATGAACGTTAAGTTGAAAGATATGGAATTAAAAAATCAGCAAATGTTAGCTGATAAAAAAGAAGATGGAGCAACAAAAAGAACAGCTATGCAAAGCAAGCAAAAACCATTTGAGTCTAAAGGAAATGATGTATTAAATAAAAGTATAGATATGTCAAGATTTGGGCCTAGATAAAAATTATTAACTATTATTATATTATATTATGGCAAAGAAAAACAAAAAGAAAACAGTTGAAAAAGCTGTTGAAGAAGTAAAAAATAACGACGAGGTAACTAAAGTAAAACTAGAAGAAACAATAGAGGATTTAATGGACAGCGACGTTATAAAAGTAGATTTAACTAACCCACCAAAACAAGAAGAAGATGCCGTTCAGGAGCAAAGCACAGATGAGGTTTCTTTACGCGACGAATCCAAAGCTAGCGAAGAAGTACTCGAAGAAAACATCGAAGCAACAAATGAAGAGCCTGCCGGAGAAAGCAGCGCCGAAGTTCAAGATGACACACCCGTTGTTGAAGAAATAACAGAAGAGCAAAGTAAAGAAGCAGAGCAAATAATAGAGCAAGCTGAAGAGGCTATGATTGAAGCCGAGCAGACTGGAGCACCTTTACCTGAAAAAGTACAAAAGCTTGTAAACTTTATGCAAGAAACTGGTGGTGATATTAATGACTATGTAAAGTTAAATCAAGATTATACCGATATGGATAATCATACCTTATTACATGAATACTACAAACAAACTAAGCCTCATTTATCTAATGAAGAAATAGAGTTTGTTATGGAAGATACATTTTCGTACGACGAAGAAGTTGACGAAGAAAAAGATATTAAAAGAAAAAAACTAGCCATGAAGGAGCAGGTTGCTTCAGCAAGGCAACACTTGGAAAGTGTAAAATCCAAATATTATGAAGATATTAAAGCTGGAAGTAAACTAACTGAAGATCAACAGAAAGCTATTAATTTCTTCAACAGATACAACGAAGAATCAGAAGAAGCTCGTTTAATAGGCGAGAAACAGTCTGAGGTTTTTAGATCTAAATCAGATAAAGTTTTTGGTGATAAATTCAAAGGTTTTGAATATAACGTCGGAGATAAAAAATTTAGATTTAATGTTAAAGACAAACAAAAAGTAAGAGAAACTCAAGGCGATATTAACAACTTCATCAAAAAGTTTTTGACAGAAGACAACTTAATAGAAGACGCAGCGGGCTATCACAAAGGTTTGTTTACAGCAATGAACCCAGATCAAGTAGCTAAACATTTTTACGAACAAGGCAAGGCTGACGCTTTAAAAGAGAGTATAGCTAAATCTAAAAACGTAAATATGGACCCTAGACAATCTCATGCTGAGAATATAAACACTAGTGGTTTTAAAGCTAGAGTATTAAACGATGACGGACCTGATTTTAAGTTTAGAATTAAAAATAAAAATAACTAATTTAAAAATTAAAAAAAATGGCAATTACTGCAGGAACTAATTTGAATAGTGTTCCAGCTCCACAAAAGCAAACACTAGAAACAAATTATCTTGACTTCAACCAAGACATGGGTTGGGCTCAACAATATTTACCAGACCTAATGGAGAAAGAAGCTGAAGTTTTCGGACCGAGAACTATTTCAGGTTTCTTATCAAAAATTGGGGCTGAAGAATCTATGCAAGCTGATCAAGTTATTTGGTCAGAGCAAGGTAGATTACACTTATCTTACAAAGGTAAAATCGCTACATCAGGATCAACTGCTGGTGCAAACATAGGTACAGCTGCTACATCGCAAATTACTATTGAATCTGACATTGATGAAACTTCAGGTTTTACAGCTGCTAATCACGGTATTAGAGTTAACGATACTGTTATCGTTGCTAACTCTGATGGTATTTTCAAGTGTTTAGTTGTAACTGTAGCTGGTGCTTTAGTTGACGTAGCTCCTTACGGACAAGCTAACTTATCTGACAACACTACATCTAAAGGTACAACTATATTAGTTTATGGTTCTGAGTTCTCTAAAGGTGTTAAGTACATGGACGGTGGTACTGCTACTACTCAAAAAGATGGTAGAGGTGCTAACGAGCCAGACTTTAAAACTTTTTCTAACAAGCCAATCATAATGAAAGATTACTACGAAGTATCAGGTTCTGATACAGCTAGAATTGGTTGGGTAGAAGTTACAGGTGAAATGGGTCAATCAGGTTACTTATGGTACTTAAAAGCTGAGGCTGACACAAGAGCTAGATTTACTGACTACATTGAGATGGCAATGATCGAAGGTGAGCTTAACGATACTAATTCTGTAGCTGACGGATCTAATCTTTTGCCTGGTTCTAGCACTGGTGCTGGACAAGTAGGTACTGAAGGTTTATTTGCTGCTATCGAAGACAGAGGTAACTTAACTTCAGGTGTAACAGGTGTTAACGCTGCTACTGACTTAGCTGAGTTCGACGCTATATTAGCTGAGTTTGATAAGCAAGGTGCTATCGAAGAAAACATGATGTTTATAAACAGATCTACATCTCTTGCTTTCGACGACATGCTAGCTTCAATGAACTCTTACGGAGCTGGTGGTACTTCTTACGGAGTATTTGATAACTCTGAAGATATGGCATTAAACTTAGGTTTCTCTGGATTTAGAAGAGGTTCTTATGACTTCTACAAGTCTGACTTCAGATACTTAAATGACTTAGCAACTAGAGGTGGTATTAATGCTGCTAACGCTGCTAACGCAATTAGAGGTGTCATCATACCAGCTGGTACATCAACTGTATATGACCAAATGCTAGGTAAAAACCTTAAGAGACCTTTCTTACATGTTAGATTTAGAGCTTCACAAACTGACAATAGAAGAATGAAGACTTGGGTTACTGGTTCTGTTGGAGCTGCTACATCTGCTTTAGATGCAATGCAAATCCACATGTTAACTGAAAGATGTTTAGTAGTACAAGGTGCTAACAACTTTATGTTAATGAAGTAAACTATTCACATTAAAAGACCGGGGCTTCGGCCTCGGCCTTTTATTTTATTAATTTTATTATATATTATATTATGGCAAAAAAGAAAAAAGTAGAGGTTGAAGAACCTCAAATAGAAGAAACAGTTGTAGAAACTGTAATGGTTGAAAAACCAAAAGCAAGAGAAAGAGTTAAACCTAAAAACGAGTGGGAAATAAAAGATAGAGTTTATTATTTAAAAGGTAGTAAAAAACCTTTATCTAGAACTATTAAATCTACAGACATATATTGGTTTGACGAAGAAAAAGGTTATGAAAGAGAATTAAAATATTGTGCTAATCAAAAAACTTGTTTTGTAGATGAAATGGTTGGAGATCAAAGATTAGAACACATTATTTTTAGAGGTGGTAACTTATACGTTCCAAAAGAAAAGACAGTTTTACAAAAACTACTTTCTATGTACCACCCACACAGAGACAAATTGTTTTACGAATACCAACCACAAGCTATAGCTGAAGAAGAAATAGATGTTTTAGAAATGCAGGTAGATGCTTTAACTGCAGCTAGAAATATTGATATCGATATGGCAGAAGCTATTATGCGTGTAGAAAAAGGTTCTGAGGTATCTAAGTTGAGTTCTAAGGAACTTAGACGTGATTTACTTGTATTCGCTAGAAATAATCCTAAACTGTTCTTAGAACTTGCGGATGATGAAAACGTAATGTTAAGGAACTTTGGTATTAGAGCTGTTGAAAACGGTATATTAAGATTATCTTCTGATCAAAGAAACTTTTTGTGGGGAAGTAATGGTAGAAAAGTAATGACAATACCATTTGACGAGCATCCATACACTGCTTTAGCGCATTGGTTTAAAACTGATGAAGGTATGGAAATATATACAAATATAGAAAAAAGATTAAACAACTAATCAAACTGTAGAGCGGTCGCCCTACGGGGCGATCGTAACTACAATAAAAAAATATTATGATAAACGTAGATAGAATATATCAAAGAGTTTTAACTCTTGCAAACAAAGAGCAAAGAGGATATATAACGCCTCAAGAATTTAACATACTCGCTAACCAGGCACAAATGGATATATTTGAACAATACTTCTACGATTTAAATCAATTCCTAAGAACGCCTGGAAATAGTACTGTACATGCTGATACTGTAGATATATTAGAAGAAAAGATAAG